AGTTATTCATCGTCTTCGCTTTCATCCTTTGTGATGTCATCCCAGCTTTCATCATATTCAACGTCATCGTATGATAGGATGATAGGCTGATGATCAAAAATAGCCCTGCATTTGATGCAATAGTGATACTCAATGCTAGAGCCCGCTAAGGTTGATTTTATTGTATTTTTACATCTGAGACATTGCATTTAACTAGCTCCATCGTTTTGGGAAAAAGTGGCTTAGTTATATCATACACGGCTTTGGCAAATTCTTGTATCTCAAATTGAGAATGACTATCTAAACGCAAGTTTAAAAAGTGCATGATTGCCTGAATACTTGCAGACCAAATGCATTCGCTATAAGTTCCAACTGGCAAGATAACACGAGCTTGTTCTCTACAAACGCCCATATCAAGCAACCGCAAATAATTGTAATAAGCAACTTGATAACCTTGAGCTAGCAATGTCAACGCTTCATCTTCTCGATCATCATCAAGACGACCAAAAGAACCTTGCTTATTCTTGGTGTCTTGAAGTCTAAAGTAATCAGGATAAAAGAAGCTTTCTTTAATCTCAGTGTATCTTGCTGATTGCTCATTCCATGCACAACCAACTTGGTGCTTCATCCATTGCCTTAAAACAAAGATCGGTGCTTTAATCCTAAATTTCACATGCCCATGTCTAAAGGGTGAAGTATGATCATGCTCCCATAAGTACTTTAAGAGTTTATCATCTCTATCTGTCCATTTGTCACTTGATCCAGCATAGGAAACACGAGCGGCGTTGACAATTGCTAAATCGTCTCCCATATGATCGACCAATTCAACAAAGCCATCATTCACATTGATTTTCATTTTCTCTCTCTTTGAAAAAATATTATATAAAATTATATAATATTATGTGTTTATATATACACATTCAAAGGAGAATTTTTATGTTAAATATCAAACTAATCAATCGCTTGATTTGTCTTGAGCAAGTTATTGATGCCATGTTTAAAGACGACGCCCCTGATATCGCTGAAGCATTGAAATTATGCATCAATGTTATATTTGGCGATATGATCGCTGATCATGCTAATACGATTGAGCAACAATATTTCTCAAATAAAGAAGTTGAGAATAAGATCAGCGAACTTGAGAAAATTCTTAAAAAACAACAGAACTCATTACAAAAAGAACTTCAAGAAAAAATTGAAATTGATGTTGAAAAGTCAATCAATCAAGATGAAACAATTGAAGAATATCATGCATGCTACGGTGTGCTTAATCAACAATTCGATCATCTAAAACATATCAAGCAAATTCAAGGCTTGTACAATCAACTAAAGGAAAAAAAAGATGTTAAATAGATTTACACTTATCGGACGACTTGGACAAGATCCACAACTCAAGAAAATTGGCGATAAAGATCTCGCTACTTTTTCCGTTGCTTATAGTGAAAAGGTTAAAGGCGAAGAGAAGACAACATGGTTCAATTGCGAAGTTTGGGGGGCTTTTGCTAGCATCGTTCAATCTCAAGCTAAGAAGGGCGATAAGATCACCGTTATTGGTCGCATTGTCATCAATGAACATGAGGGCAAACAATACATTAAAGTCATTGCCTCTGAGGTTGTTTTTCTATGATGAAGCCTAAAGATAGAAAATCAATCTTGAGTCTTTATGTATCAACAAAGCTGATCAGCTTGCTAGATACGATCAGCGATAGACATGCAGTCAAGATTTCAAAGCTGGCTGAAAAGATATTGCTTGACGGCTTGAAGAGAGATGAAATTGATTTAGTACTTGAAAGCGATGATGATGATGCTATTGAGAAAATCACAACTAAAATCATCAGAAAGCTTGATCATGGCAAAGAGTAAAACACAGACAACAGCCAATAAGCCCGCTGTTAAAAATGATACAGTTGATTCTAAGGCCGGCAAAAATAACACAGCACTCACAAAAAAGACGGCTGAAGAACGATCTGAAATTGCTAGAAAGAAAAGACTAATCTCTATTGAGCAAGTGCTTGAATTTATCTCTCAAGGTCTTTCTCAAGGTGATGCTCTCTCAATCGTTGGTGTTGCCTATAGCACTTGGAACGGATGGATGAAGAATGATCCTGAGTTGGTGGCTGACATCAAGAGAGCTGAAATATCCCTTAAACTCAAGCACCTTCAAAACATTCAAAGGCATTCAGAAAGCGATGTTAGAGCATCCCAATGGCTACTAGCTCGGAAGTTTCCTTTAGAGTTTGGAGAGAAGCAGACCATTGACATGAACACTAAGGGAGATGATAGCAAGGTTATCATCAATGTGATTCAGCAAGTGCAAAAAGAGAAACATGGGCAAGTTGTACAAATCAAGCATGAGCTTCCAAATGGACTTGACGATGGCACAGACGAAGAAGACTGAGCTAGAGCTTAAATTAAATCCTTTGCAGGTTGATCTGATTGATCGCTTGATTTACTCAGATGATCCATTTATTGCCGTCCGTGCTGGGTGGGGTAGCGGCAAGACTTCAGCTTTAGTCTTTGCCTTGTGGACTTGGTCAAGCATACATCCCAATAAATCGTCTCTCTTAGTCACTGATACAGCCCCCCGTTATAGATCTGTTTTAGGCCCTGAGTTAGAGAAATGGCTTGTGCCTTATGGTTGGATTTATCATCAGCAAGAGGGCAAATGGACTGCCCCAAATGGTCATGTTGTTTGGTGTCGATCTTATTTTAGACCAGGTACAAGGGACGCTACACATAACCCATTGGAAGGCTTAAACATAACATCAGGCCTTGCATTGATTGATGAGTGCCAAACTCTTTCCGAAGAGGTCGCTCAGAAAACTTTGGGGCGTCTTAGATCAGGTCCATCGCCTAAGATGATCATGGTGGGCTTGCCAGTTTGGGGGGCTTGGTGGGTTGATTTTGCTGAGAAAGCTGGATGTACGCCAATCTTCTATGCTAGTCATGTCAATAAAGCCAACCTCTCAGAAGCTTGGTTTGATGCCGTCAAGAACCTACCTGAAAGCGAACGCTTGGCAATGGTTGAAAATCAACCTAGACCACCTCAAGGCGTGATCTATTCTGAATGGACTTCAAGCCATGTTATCAGCAATTGGGATTATCATCCATCTATGTCATCAAGGCTTGTCATCGACTTTGGCTTTAGAAAGCCTTCAGTTTTGATCTTGGCACATGATCCAACCTTAGAAGCCGATGTCATCTGTGCTGAAATCAACCCTCAAGAAATAACACTCTCAGAGCTTGCCAAAGAAGTCTTAAAAATCGCTTGCCCTCGTGATCTAGCTAGACGATATCCCAATCGTATTTTGCTAGACGGTGCGAGCGGTGATAAGGCTGGATCAGCTAGATCAGATCGTACAGCCCAATCAGCTTTTCATGAACTTTCAAAACACCCTGATCAAGGTGGCATAGGGATGCCTTTTAGGTGGTGTACTGATCCAATACGAACGGATATTTTAAACGGTATTCAAAGGGTCAAGCGATTGATCCATCAAAGAAGAATTTTATGTACTTCTGAAGTATGGGAACGAGGAGCAAGCTCTACTGGGAATAGCTTTAGAAAGGCTATTTTGTCTTATGCTTGGGATGGCAAAGAAACACCTAAAAAAGACGGTCGAGAAGATCCGTTAGATGCTCTTAGGTACGATGTCATAAATTGGCTTTGGCGTGATAGTGAGATCGTTGCTGATAAGCCGTTGCCTGCTACATCTCCAACAGTCAAGAATAAGCTCAATATGATGCAATCACATATCAAAGCTATGAGGAGTCATTGAATGATAGGCAATGCACTTTTAGCAAGATTGACAATTGATAGCATCATCATGGATTTTTTCATCCCATTAGATGCGATATATCAGCTAACAGATCAAACGATAATAGACCGCCTTAGAGAGTTGGAGCATTCCTATCAAGGCAAAATCAAAGAGGCTAGGCTTTTTATGCATAAAAAGGAGATGATATGATGCAGAAAAAAGAAATGATAATGCAATTCTTTGAAAGTGATTTAGATCCTAGATTGTGCATGATCGAGGATATGATCGAGAGAGGCGAGGTTTATCAAGGCTATTCGAGCAACTACACAAAGCCAAAAAGGGGCGTTCAGTCAAAGAGGCTTAAAGAGGAGGATCTTATCAAGGCTGTTTCATCAGATAAAACTTGGAAAGAGATCGCTACTCAGTTTGGTGTTACTCCTTCAGCTGTTATATTTAAATGCGATCAGCTTGGGATTAAAAAAGAAAAAATGCATCGCCATTCTAAAGCCAAAGATAGAGCTAAGCTCAAGGCAATCTCAAAAGATGAGATATTGAAAGCTTTAGATAAAGCTTCATCATTTGCTGGTCTTGCGAGAATATTTGATATCAGTAGGGATCGCATGAGAAACCTATTTCATCAGTATGGTATCGATGAGAGATTTTATATCAATCGATCTATGAGTGAAAAAAAATAGAAATAAGTTGAGTATAAAAAACGGTAGAGGGTGTTATTATTTTATACTCTCATCAAGGAAAAAATATGCTTATCGGATATGCACGAGTTAGCACAGAAGATCAATCTTTAGATCTTCAAATCGATTTTTTAAAATCCGTTGGTTGTCATGATATCTATCAAGAGAAGATGACTGGCAAGACTAAAGAACGCCCAGCCCTAAAGAAGGCTTTGAACGCGCTTAAAAAAGGCGATACATTGGTATGCTTAAAGCTTGATCGTCTTGGTAGATCAATGAAGGATTTGATTGATCTAGTAGAAAAGATCAAAGCTAAGGGATGCCATTTTAAGACAAGCGATGGCATTGATACAAGCACACACATGGGCGTCTTTATCTTTCATATCTTTGGAGCTTTGGCTGAAATGGAGCTTGGCTTGATCAGAGAGAGAACGATCCTAGGATTAAGAGCAGCAAGAGAGAGAGGACGAATTGGAGGCCGTCCCAAAGGTCTATCAAGAAAATTGCTCATGCAAAAATTTGCGGTCAAAGAGTACTATCAACAAGGAAAACCTATTTTAGAAATATGTGAGCTCACTGGCTTATCAAGAGCTTCTATCTATACCGTCTTAGAACATCTGAATATTCCATTAAAAAAGCCTCTAGTTAAGGCAAAGACGCATTGATCTTCTTGATCTTCTCTTCCACCTTATCCAATCGATCAGATAGATCATCATCACCTACAAGGATTTTTGCTTGATCTTTGGCTTGAGTGTCTAGCTTGCTTTCTAAGATGCTGATCTTTTTCTCAATCTCTTTTCTTTCAAAGTCGCAAACGAGCGCATGATCTTTATCATCTCGTTCTTTCTTTTGCATCTTTTGAAACATCAATACGATTAGGATGATCAACGCCAATGGTGTGTTGTCTTTTGTGATTTTCATGAGTTGCTCAAACTGATTGATTTCAGGGGGCAATTCAATGGTGGAGTGAATGGGCTGAACGGGCTGAGCTTGTGCTGTGATGATTGGCTCGTCTAGTGGAGATAAAAACATGTCGTCTTCTTTCTGAAATATAAACTGATCAGGGATCACTTTTATTTTAATGTCTTTTTTGAGTAGCTTTTCAATTTTCTTTTCTCCATAGTGGATGACAATTTTTGCACCTTCATTAAAGTCGCAGTCTTCCAACTCATAGACCTGTCCCTTAAAATAAATCTTTCCTTGAGTAGTGATAAAAAATTCATCATCAATCTTGCACATATTTTCTCTTTTCATGTGTTTAGTAATTGGGGAATGTTGAGTTGGCAAGGTATGGCTTTTCTGTTTTTCCATACCTTGACTTAAATTTTTATTTGATATAATAGCATTTTATGCAATATCATGATTTGTATATATTCTTTTAGGTGATGTTTATGCCGGTTTATCCATATATGACAATGACAAGCTCAAATAAAGAGATGCCTTATCTATCCCAACAAAGACCACATTTTCAGTCTTATGGGATAAGTGGAACATCCATTCAAGGCGGTTATATCACTGGCAAGGAACAGAACCCCGCTCTATCAGGTCGATCTTGGACAAGAGAAGCTGAAGATATGCTAGCTACTGATCCAATCATTAGACGATCTTGGAGCTTGGTTAAGCAGACT